TACTGTTGTTGGTACACAGGCTTACGATTTACCAACTGGTTATCTTGAAATGCGATATGTTGCTTTGCAAACAAGTCCATATCGTTTTTTACGATATGTAACTCCACCAGATTTTATGCGATTATATAATTTAGGAGTTGGTAATGGAGCTACTACGCATTACACTATTATTAAAAACAAAATACATCTTGGTAAAGCTCCAGATACAACAGATGTTTTAGAATTAGGATTTTTTAAAAGACCGACTAAATTGTCTGCATCAAATACAACAAATGATATTTTAACAAGTTTTCCAGATTTATATTTATATTCGTGTTTAGCTGAAAGTGAGCCATTTATTATGAATGATGAAAGATTACAAGTTTGGGCATCATTATATTTAGCAGGAGTTAAATCAGCAAATGAGTCAGCACAGAGAGGTCGAACTTCATCTGCACCATTACAGATGTCATCATATATGGTGGTGTAATGGCTGATATACAATTCGGACAATTACAAGCAGATCTTCCTGCTTATCAAAATACAGGATCTATAAAGGTTAATAATGTAATTCCATTAGCACAAGGTTATAAATCTTTTCCAAGATTTGTTTCTTTAAGTGGTACAGGATTAGGAACTACACCTGTTGGTTTATTTACTTCTTTTTCTGCAAGTGGATCAACTAACTATGCAGGAGATACAACTAAACTATACCAAATGGATAGTTCACTTGTATTTCAAGATAAATCTAAGCCATCTGGTTACAACAACAGTACAACAGAAGGATTAAGAGACTTTTGGGCATTTACACAATTTGGAGCAAACATTATTGCAACGAATGGTGCTGATAATATACAAAAGTTTGAAGAAGGTGTTGATAGTGCTTTCTCAGATCTTGTTACACTAAAAGCAAAATACTTAGCAGTTATTAGAGATTTTGTTGTAAGTGGTTATACAACAGAGTCATCAACAGTTTACAACCAACGAGTTAAATGGTCTGGACTTAACGATAGTTCTACCTGGACTCCAAGTCAAACAACACAATCTGGTTTTCAAGATATTGTTGGAACACATGGATCAGTTCAAGCTATTGTTGGTGGAGAGTCTTTTGGCATAGTCTTTATGGAAAGAGCAATCTTCCGAATGGATTATGTTGGTACACCATTAATCTTTCAGTTTGATAAGATTGCAGATAACATAGGTGCTTTTGCTCCTAAGAGTGTTGTCTCTTTTGGTAGTGATATATTTTTCTTAGCTCAAGATGGTTTTTATAAATTATCTGGTGGTCAAAAATTAACACCGATTGGGATTGGAAGAGTAAACGAATTTTTCTTTGCAGATACAACCTCAAATTTTGAGGGGATCTGTAGTGCAGTAGATCCAAATAACTCAATGGTCATTTGGTCTTATAGAGGTAGTGGTGCAACAGGTACAGGCACAGTTAATAATAAATTATTATGTTATAACTATGCTGTTGATAGATGGAGCACAGGCAGTAGCCAAGACTTACATTTTATTAACTCTGCATCACAAGAAGCATTTACTACTTTAGAAGCATTAGACATTCTTGGATCAATAGATGATTTGCCATATAGTTTAGACTCTTATGCTTATGGAGAAGGTATTATTGGTTTAAGTGGATTTAATTCTGATAAAAAATTTGGAAAATTTCTTGGTGCAAGTTTAGATGCAACAGTAGATACAACAGAATTTGAAGGTGCTAAAAATAAAAACAGTACATTAATTACAGCTAGACCGATAGTTGATGCAGATGGAAGTAGTAATACAACAATTACAGTAACTCCTATTACTCGTAGCTCTCAAGCTAATGCAGTAACAGAAGGAAGTGCTGTAAATATAAAAGCAAATGGCGATTGTCCTATGCGATCTACTTCAAGGTATCATCGACTAAGAGTTAATGTAACAGGCAACTTTAAAACAATGTCTGGAGTTGATGTAGAGGCAAAAGCAACAGGTAAAAGATAATGGCACAAAACCAATATCTAAAAGTGCCTGTAAGTATGCCAGATGCTTCACAACATTTACGATTAATTTCTAACACAGTAAATAATACACTTGATGGAAAGTTAAACTCAACAGGAACAATAACTTTGCGTCAAAACCAAACAACAACAACATTAGCAGATGCTAGAATAGGTGTGAATTCAATAATATTGTTTATGCCCATTACTGCTAATGGAAATACTGCTAAAGCTAATTTATATGTATCAGCTAGAGCAGATGGAACAGCAACACTAACTCATGCCAGTAATTCAAATACCGATCAGAATTTTGGTTATGTAGTTATTGGATGATTATACAAGTACCGAAAGAAGATATACATTTAGTATGGAATGAAGTTGAGCCATTAATAAAAAAGGCTTTAGATGATTGCTATACAGCAGATGATATACTTAAAGGATTAATTAAAAATAGCTTTCAACTATTTATTAGTTGGAATAAAAAAGTGGAAAGTGCAGTCGTTACAGAAGTTGCACAGTATCCACAAAAAAGAATTTGTCGTTACTTCCTTGCAGGAGGTAGCAACATGAATAATTGGTTAGAGCCAATACAAACAGAAATAGAAAAATTTGCCAAACTCAATAACTGTCAAGCAATAGAGGTAGCAGGGCGAAAAGGATGGGCAAGAAAGTTAAAAGGATATGAACAAAAAATTTATTTATTTAGCAAGGAGATATAATGTCAAAGGGGAGTAATCCAACAAATGTAACAACAACAACAAGTTCAGAGCCATCTGCATTTGTTAAACCTTATGTTACAGAAGCATTCGATCAAGCACAAAATTTGTTTCAATCAAGCACTCCTAACTTTTACCCAAATCAAACTTATACTGATTTTGCACCAGAGACTACTGCTTCATTAAATTTAGCAACACAAAGAGCATTAAATAATCCTTTGCTTGCAAGTTCGCAAAATGAAATAAATTCAATTTTACAAGGAGATTATTTATCTCCAACAACTAATCCTTATTCACAAGGATTATACGATCAAATTGCAGGAGATGTTACAAGTGGTGTTCAATCACAATTCTCTAAAGCAGGCAGATTAGGTAGTGGAGCAAATCAAGAAATACTTGCTAGAGAATTAGGCAAAGTAGGAACGCAAGTGTATGGCGATCAATATAATCGTGAAAGAGAAAACATGGTTAATGCAACTGCATTAGCACCTCAATTAGCACAAGCAGACTATTCAGACATTCAAGCACTAGCAGGTGTTGGTGCAACTAAAGAAGGTATGGAGATGGCTAAGATACAAGATGCTATGGCTCGTTTTGATTTTGAACAGCAAAAACCATATTACAAACTAAGAGAGTATTTAGGATCTATTGGAGCAAATGTTCCAACAACTACTGCAAATACGCAACCTGTATTTAGAAATACAGCAGGTGGCTTATTAGGTGGTGCATTAACTGGAGTAGACATTGCAAGTAAAATACCTGGACTCGGTGCAGGTATGGGAGCAGGCATAGGTGGATTACTCGGAGGGTTTTTCTAATGTCAAGATTTCAAGTTAGTCAATTTCTTAATCCAAATAATCGTGGTTTATTTAGTATGGGCAGTTTGCCTAAACAAAGACAATCACTTTTAAGAGATAGTTTTAGTTATCAAAATCCATACAGAGGCGATGAAATGACAGGATCATTTCAAAATGTTGGCAATGCTGTCACAAGCAGGTTTGGTGGTGGTACTGTTGCTAATCCAACATATCCAAATGCAAGTATACTAAATCAAAATGCAAAAGTTCAAAAAAATAATTTTAGTGCTTTAGGTAGTAATAGACCAAATACTTATATTAATCCAAATAACAGAGTAGCAACACCTATTGCATCAAGTGGAAGTAATAGACCAAATACTTATGTTGATCCTAATAAAAGATTACCAAATCCTTTATTACCATCAAACAGACAACCTGGAATACCAACAGCCAACAATAGAACTGCTAAACCAAACATGATGAATAGCTTACTAAATTATGCTTCATCTCCTTCTGGCAGAGGAATGGCAAGAGGTATTTTAGAAGCTAGTGGTTATTCTACTATGCCAAAAAGTTTAGGCGAAGTTATTGCAAAAGGAATGGAATATTCTCAACAAAATGTAAATACAGATCTTGCTAATAAACTTGCTCAAAGAGAGTTAGACATAAAAGAACAAGAAGCAAAAGCAGTTGCAGGTGGTACATCTAAAGATACAGCTTCTATCAAGAACTTTAAATTTTATGAAAGTTTAAATAAAGAAGAAAAAGATATTTGGGATAAATTAGAAAATCAAAGTCCAGAGCTTGCTTACTTAATGGCTTTAAACAAAGAAAAAGGAACTCAAGGGATTACAGATCCAGACATAGGAACATTAACACCTGCTGACATTAAATTTGATGAAACAGCAACAGGTATTCTTGCTGATTTTGTTTTAAAAGAATACCCTCAACAATTATCGAATGTTCAAAAAATAGACGATGTTATTGAAATAATGGAAAATCAAGAAGTAACTGGTGCAGTAGAAGGAGGAACTCCTTATGCATTAAAAGTTCTTTTAAATCCAGATTCTATCGGTGTTTCAGATGATATAAAATCAATTATTTATCAATCATTGAGAGCAACTCTAGGAGCTCAATTTACTGAAAGAGAAGGTGAAAATTTAGTTCGAGCTACATTTAACAAATATCTTTCTGAAGAAATAAACATAAAAAGATTAAAAAGATTGCGTCAAGAAACTGTGTTAGGTCTTGATACAAAAATTGCTATGTACGATCATTTAAAAGAATTTGGCACTTTAAAAAATTGGACTGGCGAAGATCTTTTAAATCCAAAAGAATATCAAAATAATAAAAACAACATTCAACAAAGTCTTTTTGCAATACAAGATTATGAAGGATTGGATGGAGACAAATTATTAGAAATATTTAAGTCTGATATTAGTAAAGAAGAAAAAGAATTTATTGAAAATAATATAGAGTTATTGAATGAAACTTACAATTTAGGACTAAAATAATAATGGCAACACTTTCAGATTTTAAAACAACAAAAAATAAAAAAGATAATAAAAATAATAAAAATATTAGAGGTTTTATTAAAGAGTTTGATGAAGATAAAAATTTAGCATTACAAACTTTATCGAATATTATTCCAAGTACAAAACAACTTGCTAGCGATATTGCTCAACCTTTTATGCATCCAATACAAACTGCAAAAAGTATTAAGGATTTAGGAAGTAGTATTGTTAGTTTAATTCAACCAGGAGAACAGGGTAATGAAAAACTTGCTAGAGATGTAGGAACTTTCTTTGCTGACAGATATGGTGGTTTAGAAAATTTAAAGAAAACAATGGCAACAGATCCAATGGGTTTGTTAAGTGATGTTTCTATTGTATTAACTGGTGGAGCAACTCTTGTACCTAAACTTGCAGGAACAACTGGGAAGATAGGTAATATAGCTTCCAAAGTAGGAAAAGTTGGCTCTGTTATTGATCCTATATCTGGTACACTTAAACTTGGTGGCAAAGCTATACAAGGTACAGGTGTTTTAGGTAAAAATATTTTAGGTGCTACAACTGGTGTTGGATCAGAAGCAATAAGTCAAGCATTTAAGTCTGGCAAAAAAGGTGGCGAAGCACAAACAAAGTTTATTGACAACATGCGAGGTAAAGTAAAATCTGATGTTGTAGTAAAAGATGCAATTAATGTTCTTAAAGGAATGGGCGATACTAGACTTGCCAAATATTCTAAAGATAAAAATTTATTAAAATTAGATAAAACTCCAATAGATTTTAACAAAGTTTTAGATGATATAAATAGATTTGAAAAATCTATAAGTTTTGAAGGTGTTACTGAATTAGGTTTACAAGCAACAAATAAATTAGATGAAGTTAAAAAAATTATTAAAGATTTTCAAGGTAATCCTGCATTACATAATGCTAAAGGACTAGATGTTTTAAAAAGAAAAATAGACTCTAGTTATCCAACAGGATTAAATGTTGGAGACGCAGGAATGGTAGTAAGCCAAGTTAGAAATATAATAAAAAAACAAATTACAGATCAAGTTCCAGGTTATGCAAAAGTAATGAATACTTACGAAGAAGCAATTAAACTTGAGCAAAAACTAATGAAAGAACTTTCAATGGGTAAAAAAGCAGATGCTTCTACTACATTAAAAAAGTTACAATCAGCTATGCGTGATGAAGTTAATACAAACTTTGGTAGCAGATTAGATGCTGTTAAAACTTTAGAAAGTGTAGATGATGTAATGTTATTGCCACAACTTGCAGGTCAATCTTTGCAATCATTTATGCCAAGAGGCATTGGTAGAGCTCTTGCAGGTGGAGGTGGTGCTTTAACATTAGGTGGTTTAATAGAGCCATTTACTTTAGCTAAATCTTTAGTTGCAAGTTCTCCTCGTATTGTTGGGGAATCTGTAAACAAAGCAGGAATGGTATCAAGACCATTTAGTGCATTAGCAAATGCAAATAGTAGATTGCCAAGTCTTTTACAAGCAGGCAACATAACTAAATTACCTAGAGCAACAGGTTTGTTACAGAGCTCTATCGAAGAAAGCCAAAATAAAGGATTATTACAATGACAGTAAAAGATTATAGTACCACAGCATCAAGTAACACAGCCATTAATGGTATTAATATTAATACTGGAATGCCTCCTTCAAATGTAGATAATGCATTAAGACAATATGGAAAAGACATTAGAGAGGTTTGGAATGATAAAGAGTGGTTTGAAATTGGAACTGGCTCTGGAAGTACAACAGTAACAAGAACTGGCAATACAACTTGTACTATTGGTGCTGATGTAACTTCAACGCATCATGTAGGAAGAAGAGTTAAAATTGTTGGATCAAATACTGGAACTATATATTCTCATATTTCTGCTAGTGCTTATTCATCGCCAAATACAACTATAACTTTTGCAAGTGGAACTATATCTGCATCTGACTCCACTATATCTTTATATCTCGGATCGCCTTATGTTAATCCAAGTGTGTCAGTTGTTGATGAAGATAACATGGCAAGTAACTCAGCAGTTCTTCCTCCTTCACAGCAATCAGTAAAAGCCTATGCAGATGGTGGAACACAAACTTTAACAAACAAAACAATTAACCTGGCTAACAATACTGTTACAGGTACTACTGCACAGTTTAACACAGCATTAAGTGATAATGATTTTACTACTCTTGCAGGATCAGAAACTTTAACAAATAAAACTTTAACCTCTCCTGTTTTAAATACAGGAATAAGTGGTACAGCTTTTCAAGATGATGATAATTTTTCTTCTGCAAGTGCATCAAAAGTTGCTTCTTCAGAAAGTATAAAAGCCTATGTTGACACACAGGTTGGTCTTTCTGACCTAGACATCAGCGATGGCTCTTCTACAATAGCTATTGATCTTGATAGTGAGACTCTTGGTTTACTTGGAGGAACTGGAATTACATCAAGTGCTTCTGGTAATAATGTTACTTTAGCTATTGATGGTACAGTTGTTACAGAAAGCTCTACCGATACTTTAACAAACAAAACAATCAATGCTTCAAACAATACCCTTAGTAATATTGGTAATAGTGCTTTATCTAATAGCTCAGTAAATTTTGGTGGTGTATCGGTTGCTTTAGGAGGAGCAGATACTACTCCTGCTTTTAATTTAGCAGATGCAACAGGTTATTTAAGTTCAAATTTATCTGGCAATGTAACTGACTCACAATTAGGATCAAATATTGCAGTAACAAAACTTGCTGATGGAT